CTACGCAATAAATCACGAAAACTGACAATGCGTTCACCTTGGTAAACAAGATATTGGTTATCTTGTTTGATAATATCCGAGTTAGTCCCGAAAGTCTCAATTGGATTAGAGCAAAGGGGAGCGTTGGATTCATCAACAGTAGTAGCCAAACACTCAGGTGCTTGCTCTGACTGAACAACATATGGAGCAATGTCACTTTGTTGTTGAAAGTAGGAGAGCTCTTTCAATCCACCTACAGTAGGAACAGAGAAAGCAATATCTTCTCCCCCACTGACCCATATTTGTACCTTAACGGCAGCGGAAGTTTGACTTGGAGTAGCTAATTCGTTCACTACATAGACACTCAAACTACCATTGTCATATATATCACCTGCAGAAACACATTCCGTAGTACTGAATTGTGCTTGGTCAAGAAATGTGAGTAAACCTGAATTTAACACAGTATTCCAAGCTCTAATATCAGCCCATTTCACTTCATATTCGAAATCTCTGTCTTCAGAAATATCTATGATAGTAGAATATACTTGATTATAAGCTACAGCACCGGAATTATTAGATTTAGGATTATATACAATCCTCAAACGTCCACGATGATATTCAGAACAAACAACATTGAAACGGAATTTAATCGATCCTTGCCATGCACTGAAAGGCTGTGCAGCAAATGCAAGAGCCGTAGGGTGAATTTCTGTAACTGGTGACGCAGATAAAGTACGAACCAATTGTGGAGTTACCAAAATAGAGGCCAATAGAGTATCCGTAACCGCGGACTCAGGCCAATTAAATTGGCGCCAAAACGTTGGTCGTTGAGCAATAGCTGCAATTGCCAATTCATCCTCACCGCCCAATCCCATAACTCTCGTATCAATAGTAAGCTCATTCTTTGAATCAGCAGATAACTTGAAAAGAGGCTCAGGAGTGTCAGTGTTAGACAAATTGCCCATATAACGAGGAACATACGACCTAGTATCTTCGAGAACCTGAGGACGTGAATAACCAAATATCTTAGCAACTTGACCAATGCGAGTAGCAACCATAGAGGTAGCTTTAGCATAAGGTGCTATCATAGGAATCATGGATAATGCATTTGCAGCATTGGCTATAGCCGTCGCAGGCTTGCTAATTAATCCGTCCTTTACAAATTCGTCACCAGACATAGTATTATTAACTTTCTTTGTGGGTCCCTTCTTCTTCTGCTTACTTGCAGCTTGTTGAACATAGATCGGAAATCCGAATTCGTCCAAAGGATAATCAGAAATACCAGACTGTGTCACACCTTGCTGCAGGCCATCTACTAAGGCAGTAGTTGGAACAGATAGAACAACATCTTCAGCCCAGACAAACACATTCACAGTAATAGGATCATCACCACCGTTAGCATGGTGCAATACATCAAAATCGCGAATGGTTACTTTACCCATATTAGCATGCCAATTGGGGGAAGTTATGTCTAAGAAATTCTCAGGCCACAAGAATGGCAAAAGCATTTCTCCACCTTGTGACGTGGTGGGGTCCAACATAAAGTGAGGCTTCTGAGAGGCACCCACTAGGTCCTGCTCAAAGAAAGCCCTATTTAATGTTACATTATCACCTGTAAGATAAGGATTATAAGATACTAAAGCTCTCCCATAATAAAAGGAATTGCCGTTTATTAAAAATTTCATGCGAAGATTACATCTTAAATTACGGTATCGATTGATCTTTTCTAAAACATCGACATTAGTAAAAAACAAAGTCCACGGATTAAAAGTTTTAAACAATCTAGTACCTTCCGGAGTCCACTGAAATTCTTTGATCTTAATGGGACGACCAAGGAACTTACCGAGCTCTGCGTCTGCGAAGCCGGAAAGCTGAGTTGTGGCATCTGGTGATGATGAAATGTCGTAAGACCATGGTGTGTCTCCATCGACAAAATGTACATTTTGCGTAGATACCTGTGCAGGTGCTTTAGAGACACTAAAAGCACCAGGAGGAGAACTGTTTGAGTCAGTTCCAAGACTATTTGAATTATTATTATTAATTGAAGTAGGTAACATTTAATATATACAACACATCAGGACAGTACCCGCTGTTCCTGTGTGTGACAAAGTTTATGTGGCAGACGAAACCTCCAGTAAATACCGGTATCCTAAGGGTAGGATGTCAAATTGTACAAAGCTAACATATAGTATACAAACGTGTAAATTATAAAATGTGCAGTAATCCATATATACAATCCTATTTTAAACTTATACTACGAATAGGTCCGGAGTGGGACGAGTTTACTGTCTTCCCGGGACGTTGATGTGGGAATTGTCTATATCCCACTCAATGCCTACTATTGAAACAAAAGCCTCTTCATCCACAACTTCATTATTGCCATCAGGTTCACGACCTAAATAGCGAATCTGAAAGTGCTTGAGTCTATCCTCATAGGATTCAGCCAGCATCTTACACGAATCTGTTAAGTCGCATTTAAAAGCGACTTCTTTCATCTGTTTCCTGCGCAATTCGTAGACATCTCTTCCGTGTTGCCACCATTCACGGAGAGCGCCATCAATGTTTCCAGCAGACTGATCCTCTAGGGACACAACTTTGGATTCCATGACGGCGTGGAGACTCTTAAAGATAGATTCCTCAGCTAGAGCTCCATGAATCATTCCAGTATCCGGATTAAATATATTCTCACGCTTCAGAAAATCAGCTGTAAGATCATTCATATACGGAGTTGGTACAGATTCTTTGTCGGGCATGGTGAAAACCATATCGCGTTCTTTCAAAAAATTGGCATAAGAGATATGATTATACCAGTCGTACCCTTCTTTAACAGAACCCTTCACATCATCACCATAAGTCATAACAGCCACCACCTCACGGAAAGGCAAAGGCTTACCTAAGTGTTGAGGCCACAAATGAAAGTACGCACACCTTAGCAATAACGAATTGACGATGCAATTAATGTAGACTGTCAAATTATGTCCTGAAGGATTAGATCCCTTATGGATTATGACATCTCCATTGTATGCTACGCACGAATACGCAATTTCAGTTGCAATACCACGCATAATAGTTAAATCATCAGCCGAATAGTTGCCACACTTTTCTGCAATTTCAATCATAACAGCAAATGCGGCGTTAATAAGCTGTGCTGGCATACGTAAATCATACTTACTGTAATCACCAGCCAAAATACGATCGACTCCATGCTTCTTCATATGATTTGCCAATTCATCCCACTCTGGGCCTTGAGCGTTTACGCCTACGGCACATTCGGAATCTAAAGGAAACAATGATAGAATACGTGCTATTGGAAGAAAGTATTTTCTAATTAACATTTGACCTGCCCAATCAGCAGCTTGAAAGACTCTAACTTTATCCTTATTTAAAGGAGTTGCTTCGTCTTTTACACAAGCTTTGAAAAGGAAGTAACATCTATCGCCATTGAGTAGAATTACTTCCATTGCTCTCATCTCGTTCATAATTGCGGGATGGGCCTCAGCAGGACACTGAAATTCAGGGTAATCTGCAGGGTCCAGGAAAATAATCCATTCTCTTTTGGGACCAGATAAAGGTTCACCTTTGGAAGTTTGTTTAGGCATGGCATCGATAAAACGCCTACCATCTTTGCCACACAGAGTTTGCATGTCAGTCATCGGACACAATTCAGAAAGGACCCATAATTTGAACTTATCAAGCTTTAGTGTTTTCACGATACCATCAACGTAATCGCGATAAGCTAGTTCTACAAGAGATCCCTCAACCCCAGGACTAGGATTGGCAGAATGAGCTAAAGATGCTTGCCACATTCTGGTTCTATGAAATTTAGGAGGACCAACATCGTTTTTCACTCCAGTAACTTCGGCAACTGCATCCGAAATAGGTGTTTTCCGTACTTTACTCTTAGTATGAGTGACTCGACGTCCATTTTGCCCCAAATACTCCACATTGCTTCCCAGGGGAAGGTAGTTAATGGGAGAATTCGGATGGATATCTTGTGTAGTTAAAACTTGTTTGTCGTATCGGGTTACAGGGAACTCGCCATTCACAGTGGAAGGAAAAGCTCCTACCCATGTATTAGTAGCAAGCTCCCAAGCTTCATCAATTTCATCCTTGGTTATGGTCAATGCCTTACCCTTAGGAGTATTTGAAATACCACGTAGATGAAGACCAGCAATACAAGTTCTAGCAAATTTGGCTACTACAACACCCATACACAATCCTGTAAAAGTATTATATGGTAGATCGTAATCATATCCAGGACCACCAGACTTAGAATCCTTAGTATACGCAATACGAATAGGATCAGACTTCATGGAACCATCAGCTTCCTTATAAAGAAAATGCCCAGAACCAGAAGCGGTAATAGCCTGTGGAAATAGATGACGGATGTCAGCAAAGACTCCACCAGAAGCGATATTAACAAGACACAAATCTTTCCCTTTTATGGGAACCATGTAGTTGGCACTTACAGTAGCTTTAAATTGAGAATTAAGCTGAAGTGGATCTCTGCGAGTTATTAAAGCTCTCATGTCTTTACGATTCTCAAAAACATGCAAAGGCATCAAAAATGTATTGCCTCCTAGGGCCAAAATATTACACTTTTGTTGAAAATTGTTCTCTACAAAGACCCCATGACACAAATTAGCCTCAATTTTGGAGAGGACTTGCTCAAAGGTCATCGTAGCAGATTTGTCATTGACATGCAACGTGGCGGCCACAGCCGTAGCCCAAGGATTTGCCTCCTTATCTCTAGCTTCAATTTCAGCGACGTTTTCTGGAACCAGCGCTGATTGTTGCAATGCAACGGCTGTTCTAAGAACACTAGTAAACTTGTAAATAACACCAGCGATGGCGCACATACTAATAAACATTTTAGTCTTACTTTCGCGAATTGATCTAAAAATTTCCATGGTCGCATCTCTACGAGCCAAAAGATCATTCATACGATCATTTCTCCATTTAGCCAACAATCCTCCATACATGAGGGCGTGCGAGCTTAGCACAACTCCACCACACGCAAATGAATGGATACATTTTAGTAAATAACACACTGCAAACGTCAAAGTAAGTGATAATCCAACTACCTTACGAACGCGCTTTTCATATAAAAGGAAATTCCTAATATTGATAAGCATGTAAATGGTAGAAACTAATCTGTTTGTAAAACACCAAGTGGGAACCTTTCCCAAAAAATTGGATAATCCAGCTCCCATAGAATCAAATTGTCTTCTAATAAAGTCAAAAGTTTCTTCGAGCGATGCTTGTTTTTCATCCTCCTCCCCACAAATTCTCTCAATTTCTGCTGGAGTGACAGGAATCTTATCTCTAATTAATTGAAGTGTTTTTTGATAAGTCACATCAACAGTGGTGTCATCAGAATTCTTGCTATCATCATCTTCATTTTCCTCGGTCTGCGCACAATCACAGCCCGCGGCAGAAGGGAGGTAACACGTCATACAATGGGTGCGAGACGCTCTCTTACGCCAGCCACATTTCTGGCTATCATTTTCATCGTCACTATCATCCTCACTATCACTATCTACGTATTTGTCGACTATCAACGGAGGCATGGAGGGATCAACATCATTATCGTCATCCTCATTAGTCTCCTCGACTTTAATACATTCACAATACATAGCAGCCAAGTGGCAGGTAGGACAATAATTGCGTGATTGCACAAGATTTTGACCTTTCCTAACCAAATCGCGTTGACTGGAAAAATGTGCTTTGCAAGCTGTAGTAAGCATGCGAAGGACATCATGGATAGAGCGAGTTTTACACTCATTGACTCCATCAACATGGCGCAAATGTGAACTATCTCCTCCAGCTGACTTTTCCATTGGTGTATAAACATGAATATCCCATAAATCGTTACATAACGAATCTCCTGGGAAATCATTTCTTGCCTTATTGCTATCTAATCTACCATCAGGAAGAGCATAATCGGGTTTGACTGCAACTTCCAAATGAAAATCGGCTCGGCGGACAATGGAAAAAGGACAGATGGATCCAGCGTTTGCTAAAGTAGCAAGAGGGACATTGGCCGTGATTATAAATACACGAGGCCTAATTTCAATCTTTCCCTTTTCATGTAGATCTGCTTTATTGGCATATGTGATCATATTGTTGTTAATATCAACAATGCGTTCTGTAGGGGACTTTTCTAACCACTCCTTCTTACTATTTCCAAGATCGTCTAGGAAGATACCTGCGGTGTCACCCTTAAGTGTGGAATCATATTTATCTGATTCTTTTAGAATAGCGACATTCTTAAAATCAGGAAAAACGCCTGAAGCTGCCAAACAATCAGCCATCGCTAATTGGGCAATTGTGGACTTTCCACGCCCGGAATTTCCCCAAACATAAACCGTAAAGGGAGCATAACGCATGGAGCCATCAATTCTCTTCGCTTGATAAGCGGCACGGTTCTTTCTCAAAACGTCAATGCGCTTCTCCAAATAACCTTGTTGCCAAGTACCTTTAGCGGATTTGAACAACTTCTCAGCCAGTTCTAAAGCTTCATTAAGAAGCGAACTATATTCGAGATCACTAACCGTCCTTGTCTCTCCTTTTATCTTCACTTTTTTGTCGTGTAAATTAAAGACCATAGCATGTTCGTGTAACTCAATAAGTGGAAAATAAATCTCGTCTAAATTCTTACTATCATCATCTGTGAAAAAGAAAGGCTTAAAAGACCCGTGTTTAAAACACTCATACCCTCCTTCTATAAAGAAAGCAACGGTATCTAAAACTGCTCCTACCAAATCAATGGCGGTAGCGTGTTTTGGTGCAGTACCCAATCTAAATAAATCAATACCGTGTACCGAAAATTTAAGATTAGTAACAGAGCACAAACCGACGGCAGCTGCAACTGATATCAGTGCAGATATTTTCTCAAATACAGGTGCATTACGGACAGCATCCCAGTTTTCACGAAGCTCAGGGATCTTGCTTAACCATTCTGCACCTTTTGGTAATTTGGTGTCTCCAAACATACCAGCTTGAGGTTCAAAAATATTAAAACCAAACAAATCTTTGCACCATTTGATAACATCCTCTTGGGCTAAAATCTGTGCACACAAACTTCCAGTAGTAAGAGCTCTAAGTGATAAAACTATTTGAGCTGCTATTTGAGCTGGAGTCGTTAAAGCAGGTAACGTAATGGCAAGAGCTGCAATGACTTCCAAGACTTCAAAAATCTTAGATGTATGGGCTCCTGCACCTATAGATGACAATGTCTCCTTAGCTAAATTTATAATACTAGCAGGATAAACATGCTCTAAAAGAGACTGGTGGACAAAATCGATGTTGTTTGAAGTTCGCTTCGGTTGGCGGACACACTTTGGAGTGGGTACACCATGCATACTTCCATATTTCCTCAAATCCTTAATTTTTTGTTGTTTGCGAGCACGTTTATTTTTAGCATATTTCTTTCGTGCTGCTTGCTTAGGGTTAGTAGAAATCTCAAACTTACGAACACGCTCGCTTTTAGCAAACTTTTTCTGTGCTGTTTGTTTCGATTTCGATGGAACTGCAGATTGAGGAACGTATAAATCATCATCTTCGTCGTCATCATCATTACCTCCACTTTCAAGTGAAGGCATGGAAGGATCGACGTCAGAATCATTCTCGAGTTCTAAAGAACGCAAGCGTTCATAAAGGTGTTTAGGGACACCGTCCACATAGGTTAGTAATGAGTCGTGTTTCTCCGTAGAGCAAACGTAAACCTCATTACAATTATTCACGATACTATTATTACACGCGACAGAAGTTCCTTGGCTTGACATTTTCATATAAAATAAAAAACGACAAGCACAAAAGGAACCAATTCGCGAGGAGCCCGCAAAATTGGTATTCCAATTATGCTTCGACACAGCAACTTTGCTCCACCATTCAATTAAGAAGGTGGACTTACTCATGCATATCTTCACGTGTTATTCGCCGCAGGCTAGGGCGCACATTCCACACATCGGTTGGTAAAGGTTCTACTTAAATAGTTGTTTATCAAGAATTCTCAAGAAAACATGGGGTTCATTACTTCCCACTAAAAAGTATAGACAATACGCCGACTACTGAGTCTTGTCTAGGGTTCGGTCCCTACATCACAAGGATGAGTAACCTAAGAACATCACAGGGTAATAGCGTGATGATAAACTACGCACATTCATATTATCAGCCGAATGCACAAGGGGCTCTTCGCTCGTAAGCGGAAATAAGATGTCAATACAGGTACCTCCTCATTTGACAAATCACTGTTGATCACAGATTTACATCCTACAGACATATATTTAAAACGCTTCTGTATGCTATGAGTGCAAGCGTTTGAATGGCTCAAAGGCCATTGGCCCTAAGGCCTGAACTACTACCAGGGTTCACTGGTATCAAAATGTTTAAAGAACAACTACAATAAAGACTAATGCCATATAATCCAATTGTAATCCATTTCGGTTCATTTAAAGAAGCTTGGCGCCTATAAAAATAGGCAACGCAATCGCCAGCTTATACGACTGCAGATAGAAAACTTGGGTTCGATCATAAACTAATACTCAACAGAATCAATACATTAAACAAGTATATGCTTAACAACAACTTTAATTAACAATTCAACAAACTCAAATACAAACAAATAACTATAGGGGCAAAACCCCTAATAGACATGGTTGTTTATAAAGAGTTCTGAATACCTAATTAAAGTCATTCATAGACTTGAGTAACAAATTGTTACTGCTGATAAAAGTTCATTGATCTCCACGCGGGTAATACCCGCGTGGAG